TTGGACTGTTACAGTGATTAATGATGAAGATTTTAAAGTAAGAAATGCTCTTGAAGCATGGAGTCATAAAATTAACACATTTGTAACTAATGTTGGCTTCACAACACCTTCAAGTTATAAATCACAAGCTATCGTTGAACAGTTTGGTAAAGCTGGAGATATGATTAGAAGATATAAGTTTGATGGTTTATGGTGTTTAGAAGTATCAGCAATTGGTCTTGATTGGGCTGCTGATGGTGTACAAACATACACAACAACATTTGAATACGATTGGTGGACAGTTGATGACGCTGGTACAACAGGTGTAAGTACAAACGAAGTTCCAGCATAATAAGTTTTTAAATTATGGCAAATTTTATATATTCGAAAGCCAAGGAAGATTTCTTAGCAGGTAATTTAAATTTATCTTCTAATACAATAACCTTGGCTTTAGTTGACTCAAACTTTTATAGTGTAAGTGATTCACATGAAGATCGAGCAGACATACCAAACAGAGCAATTGTTCTTGAATCCAATTTAACAAGCAAAACAATCAATTCTGGAATTTTTAGTGCTGATGATGTTACATTTACCAATGTAACTGCTAATACTGCTGAAGCATTGGTTCTATATCATAGAGATACAGAAAATGGTAACACAGCTTCAAGACTAATTTTATATGTAGATACAGCAAATGGCTTACCTACATCTTCTGGTGCTAATGTCGATATTAACATAAGATTTTCAAACGAAGCTACAAAAATATTTTCATTGTAAACAGTTTATTTTTGTTCGAATATATAGTATAGTAGATACAAAAAAGGAAACTAATGGAATTTTTTGGCTTCAAAATAGAAAAAGCTAATCAGAAGAAAGACGAAAAAGATCTTCAAGCTATTGTTCCTGATACCAAATTAGATGGTGCAACAGAAGTTGCTCACGGTGGTATCTATGGACAGTATGGTGGTACATATGTAGATGTAGAAGGTACTGCTAAATCTGAAGGTGATCTAGTTACAAAATATAGAGAAATGTCACTTCAATCTGAATGTGATGCAGCTGTAGAGGATATAGTAAATCAATCAATAGTACTTGATGGTGCAGAGCCAGCAGTACAAATCTCTTTAGATAAAGCTAAAATATCCAATTCACTTAAAAATAAGATTACAGAAGAATTCCATTCTTTGTTGACTTTATTAGATTTCAATAATATAGGACATGAAATCTTTAGAAGGTTTTATGTTGATGGTAGATTGTATTATCAAATTGTTATTGATGAAAAGAAACACAGAGAAGGTATCAAACAGTTAAGATATATTGATCCAAGAAAGATCAGAAAGTTTAGAAAAGAAAACAAACAGAAAGATAAAAAGTCTGGTGCAACTTTGTATACAGGTGCAGAAGAATTTTATTACTACAATCCAAAAGGAATTATCAACAATACATCTACTGGTGTAAGAATAGCACCAGGAAGTATATGTCATGTTACAAGTGGTTTAATTGATCAAGCAAATAAACTTTCACTTGGTCATCTTCATAAAGCAATGAAACCTCTCAATCAATTAAGAATGTTAGAAGATGCGTTGGTAATTTATAGATTGTCAAGAGCACCTGAAAGAAGAATATTCTATATTGATGTAGGTAATTTACCTAAAATGAAAGCTGAACAATATCTAAGAGATATGATGATCAAACACAAAAATAAAACTGTGTATGACGCTTCTACAGGTGAAATAAGAGATGATAGAAAGTTTATGACAATGCTTGAAGATTTCTGGTTACCAAGAAGAGAAGGTGGTAGAGGTACAGAGATTACAACATTACCAGGTGGACAAAACCTTGGTGAGATGGATGATGTTGAATATTTTAAAAAGAAACTTTACAGAGCTCTTAATGTTCGAATTGGTAGAATGGAATCAGAACAAAATTTTAACATTGGAAGATCATCAGAAATTACAAGAGATGAATTAAAGTTTACAAAATTTATTTACAGACTTAGAAATAGATTTGCTATTCTTTTTGACAATTTGTTGGAAACACAATTGATACTAAAAGGTATTGCTTCAAGTGCTGATTTTCAAGATTTAAAAAATGACATACATTATACATTTGCATCTGATAGCCATTTTGAAGAATTAAAACAATCTGAATTAATGACTGAAAGGTTAAGACTTCTTGGTGAAGTAGATCCTTTGGTTGGAAAATATTTTTCTACTTCTTGGATTAGAAAAAATGTTTTAAGAATGTCAGATGAAGATATAGAAGTTATGAAAGCCGAAATGGAACAAGAAGCAGCTGAAAATCCAGAAGATGATGAATTAGAACAACAAGCAGCAGATGAAACTCAACCATCAGGTAATACAGATCCAGAGCCAGTTCAACAAGAAGAGGAGTTCAAACCTAACCCAGTTATGTCTGAAGAAGAAAAAAATTTAGTTAAAAGAATGACTAAACTAATGGAAGATACTGCTACAGATTTTGCTGAGGGTAAGGATGAATGAATTAGAAAAAGCTAAAGTCTTAGCTACAGCAATCAGTCTTCAGAAAAAAGAGTTAATAAAACTTAAAGAAGAGATTGATCAAAAACTAAACAACTTATCATTATTAGAAGGTCCAAAAGGACAAGATGGAGCATCTATTGTTGATGCTTATATTGATGAAGGTTGGTTAAATTTAGAATTCAGTGATGGACAAAAACTTATAGCAGGCAATGTTGGAGTTAAAGGTCCACAAGGTCCAAAAGGAGATATAGGTGAACAAGGTCCTCAAGGTGAAAGAGGATTTATTGGTGAAGAAGGTCCACAAGGACCTCAAGGTGTTCAAGGTCCTATTGGTCCAAGAGGTTTAAGAGGTGAAGTTGGTCCTCAAGGTAAAAGAGGTTTAGAAGGTCCACAAGGTGAAAAAGGTGAATTAGGATTACCTGGCGAAAAAGGAGATAAAGGTGATCAAGGTATTCAAGGTATACCTGGTGAAATTGGTCCTCAAGGTCTTGAAGGAAAAATTGGTCCTAAAGGTGATCGTGGTGAAAGAGGACCAAAAGGTGAAACTGGAGATAAAGGAGATACACCTGATCTATCACCAATAGAAAAAGATATAGATAAAAAATTTACTGACTTACAATCTACCGTAGAGGCAAGAATATCAAGAGCTAATCTTGGTGGAGGTGGTGGAGGATCTGGTGAAGTTAATTTATCCAAGTTAGATGATGTTGACAGAGATACTGCGTTGACGAATGGCTATGTTTTAAAGTATGATAGTTCTAGTGAGAAGTTTATTGGTGCACCTTCAGTAGATTTTTCTGCTAATGCAACAGTTCAAAGTTTAATTCCTGATTCAGATGATACCCATGATTTGGGATCTGAAGATGCCTCATTCAGAGACTTATTTTTGAGTGAAACATCAATATTTTTTAGGTCAAGAGGAAGATTTGGAAGAAAAGCTAGTGGTTCATCACAATTAAGAAAATTCTTTTGGAAAGATGGTAGGCTTTATATTAGACCTGCATATTATGATCCTTTGTTTAAAAAACTAGGAGAAGGTAAAAGTTTTGCCATAACTGATGATAACCCTAATTCTCAAGAAAAACAAGCTAGTACAATATTTACAGGAGATTTTGGAGCTGTTACAACTGACAATTCTGTTGATGCATTTGGTAATGAAGTAAAAATACCTCAATTCGATTGTGCACAAGCAGGTGAAAGTCAAACAGTTAATTTAGGTGGAATATCATAATTATTTTTTAATATAAATATATTGTAAAAATAAAGGAATAAATTAAAATGCCTACACAAGTACAATTAAGAGGTGGATCATCAACAGAAAATAATTCATTTACTGGTGCAGTTAGAGAAGTAACTGTTGATACAAGTAACAATTCATTACGAATACATGATGGTTCAACAGCAGGTGGACATAGACTATTAACAGTAAGAGAGTTTACTGCTAACATTGATCATCAAGGAACATATCTTCAAGCAAACAACATACTTACTGCAGGTCTTGCAGTTAAAAATGATAATCATGTTTATACAGTAACAGTAGGTACTAAAACAGGTATACATCCATTTCAGGGTGGTAGTTCTAGTGCATATTTTATAGATGGTGAAGAAGCTCCGCATATTTTATTAGCACCTGGAATTACATATTTGTTTGATCAAAGCGATTCAACAAATGCAACTCATCCATTAAGATTTTATACAGATGCTGGTAAAACAACATCATATACAACTGGTGTAACAACTAACGGTACTGCTGGTTCAGCAGGAGCTTTTACAAAGATTATTCCTGATGCTAATACTTCATCAGTTTTATATTATCAATGCTCTTCTCATGGATATATGGGAGCAGGTGTAAGTGTAGTTAATGGAGCTAATCCAGCTTATTATCAAACTGCTAATGCATTGTCTAATTTAG